GCAAACAATGATTCAATACTACCTACTAATGCTACGTATTGGACTAATCTTGGTGCTGGATTTCAAACCATAGAAAGACCTTCAGATTGGAATGCAACAACCGGCAATAATCAGATTCTAAACAAGCCAACAATTCCTGCGGCTCAAGTAAATAGCGATTGGAATGCAACGAGTGGTCTTGCTGAGATTCTAAACAAGCCGACAATTCCAGTACTTCCTGCAACCATTGTGGAAGATGTGACCGCAACAGCACCCATCGCATCAAGCGGAGGAGCAACGCCCGACATCAGCATAAGCCAAGCAAATGGAAGCACTGACGGATATCTAAGCTCAACTGATTGGAACACCTTCGATGGCAAGTTCGATGTGCCAACAGGCACTAACACCGACTACCTTGATGGCACAGGAACACCAACACCATTCCCGAACATTCCAACGGGCACTGTTACATCGGTTGCGGCAACAGTACCAAGCCCTACAAACCCTGCCTTTAGCGTTAACGTACCAAACTCAACCACCACTCCAAGCGTTGACATAACAGCAAACGGAGTTGTTAGCCAGTACGTTCGAGGCGATGGATCACTTGCTAACTTCCCTTTGGGTGGTGGCGGTGGTGCATCGGTTAACTATTACCTTAATGGCTCGGTAAGTCAAGGCACGATTTTAGGAAATCAATACTTTGAAATGAACCGCGTTCCAGTTCTTGGAGGTGGCACAAACTTCACACGCACAAACGCGCAAGGCAATGGCTACATCGCACAATTCATAACAGATGCAGGCGACCCAAATCTTTTGGCAATACCTTCAGGCAATTGGAACTTTGAAACGTACTTTAACGCATCGAGTGGCGGTGGAAGCCCGAGCTTTTACATGGAGCTTTACAAGTACGATGGCGCAACCTTTACGCTTATCTCATCAGGGTCAACTAACCCCGAAGCGATTACGGGCGGCACGGTGGTCGATTTGTACGTTAGTGCGCTTGCAGTACCTTCGACAGTATTGCTTGCAACTGATAGGCTCGCAGTACGCATTTTCGTAACTACATCGGGGCGAACAATTACGCTGCATACTGAGGACAATAATCTTTGCCAAGTAATAACGACATTCACCACAGGCCTTAACGCATTAAACGGTTTAACAGCGCAAGTTCAAAACTTCGCAACCGGTACCAGTGGCACTGATTTCGGAATCAACTCGGCAACAGATACGCACACCTTCAACCTACCAACGGCGAGCGCATCCAACAGAGGAGCATTGAGCACTGCCGATTGGAGCACATTCAACGGCAAGCAAGACGCACTGGTAAGCGGCACTAATATCAAGACCATCAACTCGACTTCATTGCTTGGCAGTGGCAACATTGCCATTGCATCATTGGGAGTTTACAAGAGCACAACTGATGGAGCTGCATCAAGTGGAACTTCTAACACGTTCAGTCAATCGGTGCTTGTTCCTGGCAACTCGGTTGTCGCAGGAAATGTGCTTGAGTTTAAGTTAAGAGGTCGTAAGACTGGAGCAAATAACACTTACACCATTAGGATATATGCAAACTCGGCAAACAACTTGACCGGTGCTGTTTTACTTGGTGTGTATGTTGGTGGACAAACGGGTGCATTTGGGCAGCAGATGATAAGAACAGGAGTTGTAAAAAATGCTACTACCAATACCGAGATGATGTCTACTGCTGTTACCAATGTCGCAACCGACTACCAAAATACTACGTTCTCAACTATCGCAGTTGATTGGACAAGCGACAAGTATATCATTGGTGCTGTTCAGAATACCAATGGATCAGACTCCTCTTTAATCTCACTAATATCAATGACAATAATATGATAGACATAACTCTCGAAGGTGGCTTTGTCACCTTCTATTCATCGGTGATTGGGGTGGTTGCATCCAATGTGGAATCTGTTGAGGTGGTTGACGACATGTGCGTTCACTTGGGCACTAACGTGGGTGTGTTCCTAATCAATGTTAATCAGTTCACTTTTAACGGCATCCAGTTCACAAATTCAACCAAGGCACTTAACTACATAACAAATAACTAACATCATGGCAGGAGTAAAAATAACAGACTTAGGTACATTGACTGCACCGGTTGCAGACGACTTATTATACATTGTGGATGTCAGCGACACATCGCAATCACCTGAAGGCACATCCAAGCAGATTGAATTGGGGAACATCTTGTCAAGTGGCAGCTACACTCCGACAATCAGCGGAGAAACTAACTTGACTGCTACACCTAATGCTGCAACCTATATCAAAGTAGGTAACATTGTTAATGTATCAATTCAATTAGAAATTAGTTTTAGTGCTGCTGAAAATTCTGGAGTTTTTGAATTGTCACTACCAGTTGCATCAAATTTCACAACTGTAAAGCAATGCTTTGGATTGCTTCAGTATTCTTACGATGGAACTGAATCTGAACTTGTAGCATTAACAATTGGAGCAAATACAACCAACAACACATGTCAAGTTGGAATTGAAGTAGTGACAGATGAATTATCTATGCAATACGTAGTTTTACAATTCCAGTATGAAATCGTCTAATAACGGCATCCGACTAATACAGGAGTTTGAAGGCTTGCGTCTTACATCCTACCTATGCAGCGCAGGAGTACCAACCATTGGATATGGTGCAACGTACTACCATGATGGCAGCAAGGTTAAGCTTGGGCAAACGATTACCAGAGAGCAAGCCAATCAGATGCTTGTTGATCATCTTAAGGAGTTCGAAGGCAGCGTGACTGGACTGCTTAACGGCACTAAGGTAAACCAAAACCAATTCGATGCGCTTGTAAGTTTTACCTATAACCTGGGTGCAGGAAACCTTGCCAAGTCGCAGCTGCTAAGATTCGTAAAAGCCAATCCAAACGATCCGAAAATTGCAGCCGAGTTCCATAAGTGGAACAGAGCAGGCGGCGAGGTTGTAACAGGGCTTGTAAGAAGGAGAAAGAAAGAGGCGCAACTATATTTCACTGCCGTCGTTCAATGAAAAAGCTGTACGAGATTTATCTTATCAAGCATCAAGCAGAGCCGTTTGTCATGCTTGATGAGATGAATCTTAGCTTTGAACAGTTCATCGAAAAATTAAAAACATCTTACTCATTCAATCAAATGTGGGGCAATGGCAAGGAAACCAGTTAGCAAACCAAGGCAAGTACTTGACATCATTCTCAAGTATTGGAGGCCAACCATTGGCAGCTTGGTGATACTTGGGTCTGTCTTCGCATTGATATTTAAGCAGATAACAACAGAGACACTCGCGGCAATTGTTGCCGCAATGGTAGCAGCAGGATACATACCAAAATCAAGTGACAATGGATGATGGAAGAGACACCGTACAAATAACAACAAGCCTCGATGCGGCTTGCGTGATTGGTATTGGCTGCAAGCTGCATACACATCATCATGTTATTCATCTCGAGCCGCAAGTGGTGTATCAATCGATGCAGAAATTCACTATCTTTGGCAAGCACTATTGCACTAACCAATGGGGGCAAACCTACGAGCTGCCATCTGATAAGCCAATACCAGAGCCAACAACGATGCAACAAATCTACGCAAGCGACACCATCAAGCCGAGTACTTCTGCATTCCTTCTTGCACCAAAGCCCGAGGTAAAATTCATCATCAAGCCTCGGACTGAGTTTACCGAGTATAAGCCGACAATGGATGCGCCTGTGATGGGCATGCTTTTGACATTTACCATTTACCTCACAGCACAATGGGCATGGAGCTCGATGCCTGCTTGGAATAACCTTTACAGCGAACTCAAGCAATGTCTTCGCTATTCATCTTAGAACATTCGATTGATTTATTCTATGTGGTCACTGATCAAGATGGAAGGATTGTGTCCAACAATGAGCTCTTTAAGAACTATGTGAGCCACATCAAGCCCACAAAAATCACCGACATCATAAGCATCGAAGGTGATAAAGATGATTTCATCAAGGCAATTGCAACAGCTCGCAAGCATTCGCCTGAGCCATCCAGAGTTTATGCTCGGACCAGGCAGAAAAATACAAGCGACAGATATAATGTTTGGAACTGCTTCGCCATTGCAGACACCTTGCACTTTGTCGGCATCCAGATGGTTGATGTTACAAGCATAAGCTCGCATGATTATGAACGGCAAAGAGTGCTCCTTGAGGAGTTCCGCTTTATGCTAAGCCATGAATTAAGGCAACCGCTTACCAACATCTCTGGACTTGTTCAGATACTTATGCAGCATCAAGGTGCAAGTGATGTCGACAAGAAGGATGTGCTTACGATGATTCATACATCAGTCAACAAGCTTGATGATGCAATCAAGATACTAATCAAGAAAGCAGCACGCGAGTTATGACGGATCAGCAAGCGGATGAGAGACTGGTCAAGGTGGCCGCTTGGTATGTGATTGAAAGAGGCATGCCGGTATGCGTGGCATTGCAAATACTGCAAGCAGAGCTCAAGGATAAAAGAGTATTTTGGGAAGCATCAAAGGAACTTATAAAACTCATTCAAAATGGAATCTGTACGTACTAAAATTATTTATTTGGCCGTACTAATTGTGCTGCTGTTTCTGTTGCTCAAGTCATGCTCTGACAATGTGCAATCCGATTACCGCCTTAAGCACACGATTTATGAGGACAGCATACTTATAGCCTCTCAGAAGAAGATAATCGCACAGGCGGGCTCTGATGCAGCCAAACAAGCGCAGCAGATTGCAGAGCTCGAAGTAAAAGTAAAGAACGCATCAGAGGTTGTGCGCATTGAGACCAGGACAGTAATCAAAACGCAGATCAAGTTGGGTGATACGGTGATGATTGATAAGAAGCCATACATCCAACTCCCTAAGCCATTCCTTAAGACAACAGAGTGGTACACAATCGGCGGCATGATAAATCGCCTCGGGTGGTTGCAGATAGATTCGCTGGTTATCCCTGCCAAGTTCACCTATGCTGTTGGTGATACCATGCGCACTGGCTTCTTCAACAAGCTGCTTAAAAAGAAGGACACAGTGGTGCGCATGAGAGTCGACAATCCGAATGTCGCAATCACCGGAATGGATAATATCTACATCAAAGAAGACAAGAAGTGGCATCAAACAACAGCCTTCAAGTTGGGAGTTGGTGCGCTCATCGGCTTTGGATTGGGAGTGAGTAGAAAATAATCGCATTGATTCTGTGCGAGTTAGGATAATTGCGTGTAAATAGTTTTGATTGTGTGCGGTGGTATCAAATTAAGATATACATTTGTCAACCAATCAATCAGTAATTCACTCATAAATCATTCAATCATGACATCAGCATCACACGCAATCGTAAACAAAGGCGAAAAATTTGGAATGCTTTTCGGAAAAATTGTAAAAACCGAAGAAATTTATTCAGCAATTTTTAAATCAATTAAAGAGAACAAAGCTAAAATCATAATAGATAATGACCATACTTTGGTTTATCAAATAAAATAATCAACTAACCATCGGGCGGCTAATCACCGCCCATATATTTTAATCATTTACTCATTTACTCTTTCAATCTATGAACACTTATTTTAAATCACACGACAGCACGCAGTACTTCAACTACGATCATCTATCTGGCATCATGCTAACAATCGTGCAAGACGGTTGCCACCAAGGGCTCTTCCAGAGATGCGACAAGACATCACTTGTTCTTGTTCGCCAATACTCCAAGGAGATGCAACAAGGTTTGCATGAATCAGTGCGCACTTATCATCCTTCTGATGTTAACGAGTTCTTTAAGATGTACCAAAAGACACTGCATAATACTCAAGTATCATTCAATCAATTCATAAATCAAATCTAAATTAAACTATGGGCCTAAAAGCACCAAGCGGGAATAACACCTCCCGAGCAATCGCACCAGAAGGAGCGTTTGTTGCAAGATGTTACCAAATTGTAGACCTTGGAACTACGATGCAAACAGGACAATTTCCAGGTAAAAAACGCAAAGTTCAGTTTATCTTTGAACTGCCAACAGAGCTGCACGAATTTGAACGTGGTGATGGCGAGAAGCCGTTCTATGCTCGCAGCATTTACAATCTATCGATGAATGAGAAGGCAGTGCTCCGCCGCGACATCGAATCATGGGCAGGCAAAAAGATGAGCAACGAGATTGCGGAAAACTTCGACATCTTTACGCTACTTGGCAAGCCGTGCATGGTTAACATCACACACGTAACCAAAGGAGATGCAACTTATGCCAACATCATCGGCATGTCTCCAGTGCCGAAAGGATTGGTTTGTCCTCCTGCATTTAACAGTGCATTATGTTACAACACCGAGGAGCATGATGATGCTGTGTTTAGTCAGCTGCCCGAGTTCATTCAAGATAAAATTAAGATGTCTGACGAGTGGATTGCAAGAATCAGCAAGCCAATTCCAATGGAGAGAGCGGCGGCATTTGCAGCAGAGACTGAAGCAGAAACAGAAGATGACGGCTTTCCGTTTTAACAAATAACAAAGGGCGGTAATCAGCCGCCCTTCATTAAAAACATACATAAATCAATACACTATGAACGCAGCTAATATAGAGAACATTTCCGAGTTCTACAAGTCGCTAAACTCCTCTGAGGTGCTTCGTGCTCAAGGCATGATTGAAGGTGCGCCAAGCATCATCGAAGACAAGCTCAGCTATGACATGAGTGCAGAGTCAATCAAGGTGGCAAACGATGCCATCAAGCACATCGAAAACAATCGCAAGATGGTGACCATTCCACTTGACCAATACAAGAAGTCAATTATGGATGTGGAACGCACGCACATCGCACCGCTCAAGGCTTACATCGAGCAGCGCAAAGCAATGATGATAGACTACTCCAACGAGCTCGAGCGCAAGAAGGCGGAAGCAGATGCAAAGATTGCACAGGATGCAGCTAATGCACTTAAGTCTGCAAGCAGCAGTGATGTGTCGGATATCTTTGCCAATTTCACCGATGCAACAACAACCACAACGCTTGAGATGGATCACACCAAGAACATTCGCATCACCAAAAAAGCGGAGATAGTTGGCGAGGTAGATTGGATGACACTGCTCTGGACACTGATGCAAGCAGAGATGTTTGATGTGGCCGAGTTACTCCGCAAGCTTCCAAAAGCAATGGAGATCACCAACATCGCAGAGATTAAAGGAATCGAAATAGTTGAACATAAAACACAAGCAATCAGATGAGCCCATTCGACAACATCCACTATGAATTCACGCAATTCAACCGCTACCTTGACACGATCATTGATCCTCGCGAATGCGATAACGACACAATGGAAGCAAAGGTAAAAGAAGCAATCATCCAAGCCTACTCAAATGGCTACCATGACGGTCAACAGGACATGTTCAAACGCTTGCCAAAGCCAACATCACAAGGCGGAGACGAAGGAGGCCGCGAGTATTATGACTCGCTGTAACTGGACGATGGAAGAGACCGAGTTGCTGATTGAATACTATCCGCATCGGTCGACAAAAGAGGTGGCATTCATCACTGGGAAATCAATCTCCCAGTGCTATGCCAAAGCCTTCGCACTTCAGCTGCATAAAACAGAAGAGTACCTGGCAACAGAAGCAAGCGGCAGGATCAAGAACAGCCGAGTAGAGTCGCAGTTTAAAAAAGGCCATGAACCTTGGAACAAAGGCATGAAGGGGCTTGACATCGGAGGCAAGGAGACCAGATTTAAGAAGGGCACTGTGCCGCCTAACCACCGAGAAGTCGGATCAGAGCGCATCGATGAAGATGGATACACCTACATAAAGATTGCAGAGCATACAAGGTGGGTGCTTAAACATCGGCACATCTACGAGCAGCATCATGGCAAGCTTGAGCCGCACATGATAGTGACATTCCGAGATAAAAATATATCGAATTTCGATATAGAAAATCTGGAAGCAATCACCAAAGTGGAAAACATGCAGCGTAACACTATCACCAAATACCCTAAACCAATTAGAGACACAATCAAAACACTAAACAAATTATGGCAAGAAATAAAATTGAAGATCTAAGAGATCACTTATTTGAGATAATCGAGATGCTCAAAGAAAACGACATGGAGCTCGACAAAGCAAAAGCAATAGCAGACATTGCCCAGGTGATTGTCAACTCAGCAAAGGTTGAGGTTGACTTTATCAAGGTAGTACATGGCAACGGATCGGGATTTATTCCATTGGACAAGAGAGCAATCGAGCAATGAGCCGCGACATCTACAACAGCATCGAAGCCATCAACGCATCAAGCATCAAGAGGCATTTCACTGGCAGCATCCAATACGCTGCCGGTGCTCTCGAGCGCGGAGCGGAGTTCCATCGCAATCTGCTTGAGACAGAGCCAAAGGACATGCCGCCAAATGCTCGACTTATTTACGATGCCATCATGAAGCATCCAATGCTCAAGCTCGTATTCGAGAAGTCCGCAAAGGAGATCACCTTCATCAAGGAGGTTGAGATTGATGGGCGCAAGGTGGCAGCAAAAGGCATCCTCGATTTGCACTGCCCGATGTACTCCATAAATGCAGACATCAAGACAACATCTTGCACCAACCTTCGAGCATTCGCCTCCGACATGACTAAGCACTACAACCACATTCAAGCTGTATGGTATTCATACCTTACTGGATACTCGCCAACAAACTTCTATTACATAGGAGTGCCCAATAAGTTCAAAGGTGAACTTTTTATCCACCGACATACACCTTCAGAAATTGAAGAAGCAGAAAACCTCATTAAAGAGTACCTGGTCCACAGAGGGCTTTGAAAACTATTCATTTACCAACGTGATGTATTACTTCCTGCATCGCGACTTCATATACATAGAGACAAACTTTAAGCATCTTAAGATGATGTACAATCACTTCGATGATGCAACGGTATTCATTAGCCTTGCCGATGATACGAAGTATGTCGAGTACGTATGGAGCACACCTGGAAGAATTAAAACAACCTATAAATCACCTACATTTTATGACATCTACTTCCTTGAAAAAAGTACAGCAGCTCTGCAAAGATGGAGCGAAAGAACTACTACAATCCAATGAGCAATACGCACACGCAATGGCACTGGTCTACGAGCACATCGCACTATTCTGCGAGAATGAAATCCCCAACGAAAGACAGATGATCATCGATATCTGCAATGAATGCGCCAAGGATATGATGCTTGGCAACATAGCCCTCGGAAAGCCCGTGGGTGAGCAACTTTATAAAAAGAAATACGCATGATCCTGCGACCCTACCAAGAGCGATTCATCAACAACATTGCTGCGAAGCTGCGCACCCATCGCAAGGTGGTTGCTCAGCTCGCAACAGGTGGAGGCAAGACAGTATGCTTCGCTGCGATATGTGACCGCTATTGCGCGAAGTCTACTCAAGATGTCTTGATACTCGTTCACCGCGAAGAACTGCTCACACAGGCATGCAAATCAATCAACCTTCCAGTGCAGAAAGTAGTAGCCGGAATGAAGACCATACCCAAAGCTCGCGTGTATGTCGCAATGGTTGAATCGGCTCACAAGCGGCTGCACCTTCTCGAGAATATCGGCATGGTGATCGTTGACGAGTGCCACATCGGTAACTTTACCAAGGTGATTGAGCACTTCAAAGAGCCGCTCATTATCGGATTCACCGCAACACCACTTGCCGCCAAAAAGACCAACCCACTGCGCAACTACTTCACCGACATCGTTTGCGGAATCGACATACCAGAGCTGATTGATCAGGGCTTCCTTTGCCCTGAGCAGACATACTCCGCATCATCCATTGTCGAGCGTGCTAAGCTTAAGATGAAAGCAGGAGAATTCGACCAGGCACAAATGGGAGCCATGTATAAAGAGCCCAAGTACATCGACACTACAATCAATGCCTACAAGAAGAACTCACTCGGGCGAAAGACAATAATCTTCAATTGTAATGTTGAGCACTCGCAAGCAGTCAATGCAGCCTTCATTGCAGAAGGATTCAACTCTCGACATTTGGATGCAAACTCAACAGATCGCGAAGAAATCCTCGAGTGGTTTGCCAATACTCCAGATGCCATTCTAAACAACATCGGAATTGCAACAACAGGCTTTGATCAGCCGGACATCGAGACAGTCATTGTTAACAAGGCAACAGCATCGATGCCGCTATGGCTTCAGATGTGCGGCAGAGGTGCTCGTCCGCATCCAATTAAGCTCGCATTCACCATCATCGACCTTGGTGGCAATTGCCTCACACATGGCTCCTGGGCTGCTTCCCGAAATTGGGAGGATATCTTCCACAATCCCAAGAAGCCAGGAGCAGGAGTTGCCCCCATCAAAGAATGCCCTAAGTGCGCAGCTCTGCTCCATACCTCGAAGATGAAGTGCGATGCGCAACATCTCGGCATGCTCTTCCCTTGCGGATACGAGTTCCCAAAGAAGGTTGTGCTCGATCAAGGCATAGAGGACTTTATACTCATGACCGATTCAGTCGATATCAAAAAGCTTATTAAAATGAATGAGCATCATAAAGAATATAGATCCCTATTCGTAGCAATTGAACATGTTGCTCTGCTTGCAAAAAAGAACATTAAGAAATTAAATGCAGACAACTATTTGCATATTGCTAAAAAGAATCACGAAATTGCGAGGCTCTGGTGTCGTGAACGCAACAGGAGATTCAACCGCTTTCATAAGGACTTGGCTGATGAAAAACTAAAAACAACCCTAAAATCAATATATAATGCTGATATCATCCTATAAAAATGTCCATGACAAGCAAGACATCGACATCGAAATTGACACTTTCCTCGAAGGAGTTCAAACAGGCAAATGGCAAGACATCGCTCTCGAAGTTCGTAATGCTCCAACTAAAGAAATAAAAGACCTAAAGAAGAAAAATGCTCCAGTAGTTACCATCAGCGGCTCATTTGCAGAGCGAAAGGTTGACGGACTACGAAAGCACTCTGGATTCATAGCCATTGACATCGACAACATCGATGATCCTGCTGCCACTAAAAAGCGAATAAGTGCTGATGCTTATCTTTATTCTGCATTTATTTCAATCGGAGGCAATGGCCTATGCTTAATTATTAAGATTGATGGCACTCGCCATCTCGATGCCTTCAATGCAATAGCTGCTTATCTTTACAACGAGTATCAAATTATCGTTGATCAGTCTGGCAAAGATGTCTCAAGAGCTCGCTTTGCATCTTACGATCCATTCCTACTTATCAACAAGAAATCAGCAATATTTAAGAAGTATCTGCCTAAAAAGAAGCAGTTTAAATCAGAGAAGATTCTGGTAATTAAATCAGACTTCGATGCCATCATTGACCAGATGGATAAGAAAGGGCTAAATCTTTGCGAAGATTACTCTGATTGGATTAGTATCTGCTATGCCCTTGTTTCCGAATTCGGAGAAGAAGGCAGAAATCACTTTCATACCTTATCATCGCACAGCTCAAAGTACAACTCCATCGATTGCGATGCGCAGTTCACCGCTTGCCTTAACAACCATAGCGAGTCCAAGTCCAAGAAGTCATCCATCAGCACAATCTACTATCATGCAAAGCAGAATGGCATCGATAGGTATTCAGAGTACACCAAGAGCATCATGCGATCTGCTACTACTCAAAGAGCGGCAGGACTGTCAACCGATGCAATAATCGAAACACTCGAGAAGCATGCAGGAATAAGTCCTGAGGACTCCAAGCAGATTGTGGAGCAGATGGCAAGCAAGGATATCAAGTTCAAATCAGAGAACGTAAGCGAGGACATTGCTGCATACATTAAAACATTCGAACTTAAAAAGAATCTTATTACTCGAAAGATTGAGCTCAATGGAAGAGCAATTGATGACAGTGATCTTAACTCAATTTACCTTGATTCAAAAGCAGTATTTAAAGAGTCATCAAAAGAATTGGTAACATCAATTATTTTTTCAAATCGAATAACTACTTATAATCCATTGCATGAATTTTTTGAAGAGGAGTTATACCAAACCAATGAAGATTACTGGCCTAACTTAACAATGTTAATTGAAAGCGTAATCACTGACACACCTAACGCAAGCAAGTGGATCACTCGATGGCTGCTTTCAATTGTCGCATCAGCTTATGGAAATCACTCAGCTCTGGTGCTCGTTTTCTGTGGA